ACGTTTCATTTACTTGTGTAGTATCTCATATACAAGGCGATTACTTAGAAATACACTGCTCTAATACATCAGGGGCAAGGAATATTACAGTAGACCAATTAAACTTCATAGTAACAGAAATAAAATAAATATGGAAAATTTAAGTGAAAATTTAACTTACGATGAAGTCATTAAGACAACCAGTAAGAAGAAGAACGAGCCAAATGAAGAGCAGTTGGCAAATATTAAGTTATGGGCTGAGAAAGTTTTTCAACCATGTAGAGACTGGGCTAACGGAGTTATTGTCTGTAATTCCGTATTTCGTTCTAAAGAAGTAAACAAAGAGAAAGGCGGTTCATCTACAAGTGAACACATGGCGAATAACGGATCGGCTGCTGGAGATTTAGATGCAACGACAGTTAAGAATTACGAGCTGTTTCACTATATTCGTAAAAACTTGGTATTCAATCAACTTATTGCAGAGTTTCCTGTAAAAGGAGAGCCTTCATGGATTCATGTTAGTTACAACAAGAATAAGAACAAAAAACAGATATTAATTGCTAAGAAAAATAAGTTAGGTAAAACTGAATATGTTCCTTACGCAGGTAATGAAAGATTGGTAAATATTTAGTAACTTTACAAAAAAAAGTCATGGCTAAAAAAATGATTGTCGAAAAAAAGACAGGTGAGAAATACGCTAGTAAAGCAGCTATGAAAGCTCACGAGAAAATGGAAGGACCGAAGATGCGCAAGATGGAGAAATCTATGAGCATGAAAAAAGGTAAAAAGTGCTAAAATGATTCAGGTCGTAAAGAAGGACGGATTAGGCAATGTTGTCGAGAAGTTTTTTGATAAGACTGGAATTGCTCATGCAGTAAAATCAGCCGCAAGTTCTTTAGGAATAGAGGACTGCGGATGTGATAAAAGGAAAGAATTACTGAACAATATACCTGTTTATGGCATTAGGAAAAACAGCTAAATACTATAGAGACCATCCTGAAGCCAGGGTAGCTCATAGGGCAACTTCTAAAAAGGCAGCAGCTAAACCTGAAGCTATTAAAAGAAGGGTTGAATGTAATAAAGCTAGAAAGGAATTAGGTCTTAAAAAAGGAGACACAAGAGATGCAAGTCATACTAAATCAGGTAAGCTTGTAGCTGAAGCTAGATCTGCAAATAGAGCTAGAAACGGTCATGGAAACAACGGAAGATTAAAATAATTATGGAACAACAAAAAGAAAACGTAGTACCAGAAGTAAACAATGTAGCTGTTACATCATGGAATGCAGCAACGTCATTTACATCTGACTTCATAGAGTTCGAGGCATCTGTTCCTTGGGCTTTAGATATTCAAGGATATTCAGGCGTAACAGCAGGGACACCTACAATTACTATCTTACATTCTAACAAGCAAGATGGCGAGTATAAGGCATATAAGTCTTTAGCTACAAATGTAGATATTACTGTATCTGGTAACAGAGTAATATTTGACGATAGCTTTTTCGCTCGTTTTATGAAGATACAATATGTTAGCGGTGGATCAACAGGAACTTTCTCACTTCAATTAAGTAAATAGATATGGATTTAAGAGGAACAGATTTAGTAGAAACGCCATCCGAGATTGTAAATTTCGATAAGGCTACACCAACTACAGTAGGCGTAGTATTCGATCCAAACACACCTGCAACTACAGATGTACTATACGTATCATCAGTTGATGCAAGCACATGGATTTATAATGGAACTTCTTATGTAACATACAATAAAGAAATACCACCTTCAACTCCTTTCTATTTATTAGGCACAACTATAGATGCAGGAGCTAATAAGACCGCTGCTATTCAGCATTTAGGTCCATTAAGGGCTACAAAATTTACAGGTGATGGTTTGAATATTACTGGTATTAACGCTGCTAACTTAGCAACAGGCATAGTAAATGTAGGAAGGTTAGGAACAGGAGCAGTTGGCTCAGGAGATAAGTATCTAGCTGATAATAACACATGGAAAACAATTGCATCAGGTGGTATTTTTGGCATTTCAAACAGTGCAGGTGTTTACACTTATTATGCAACTCTTACTTTGGCTATGGCTTCAGCAGTAAGTGGTGATACGATTGAATTTTTCGCAAACTATACAGAAACTGGAAATGTCTATATTACATTAAAAGATGGAGTAAACATAAACGGAAACGGATATACATATACTTGTACTAATAATACAGCAGGTTTATCAATATTTTATGCACCTACGGGAAGTCGAACAATATCAAATTTAACTTTAGTAGGTAGTGGTGTTGCATCAAATTGTACAGGGTTTCAAACTAATGCAGGAAATACAACTTGTTTCAATTTTGTTGTAAAGATGGATGCTGGTACTGGTGCTATAACCTATACAGGTGGTATAATTGATGGTATAACTTGTAAAGTTACTGGTAACGCAGTAGGTATTGCTTTAATAGGTGGTTATGTTTTAAATTCAAGAGCCTATTCGGTTAGTGGTTACGCCATAAATTGTTCATTAAGTAATGGTTCAATTTATAATTGTCATGGCGAATCAACATCTAGTTCTGGTATTTATGGAGGTTTCATGAGGAAATGCGTAGGTATTGGAGCTGGAGCAGGTATTTGGTTACAAGGAGGAGGAGGAGCAACAGACTGTACTGGAATTTCTTCAACAGGTTATGGAATTTATATTACGGGTTCAAGTGGTTTGCATTCTAATTTAGTTGCCATTTCTTCTGGGAATTGGGCGTTAAGAGTTTTTGCGTTTGGAATTGTAATTAATGGTTTTTCAGCTTATTCAACTGCTGGTTATGCGTTTGTAGGGTTTTCAGATACAATTGCTTCAAATGGCTATGCTGAATCAACTGTGGCGATTCCTTTTATTTCTGATGGAGGTACTTTTACAAATGTTTATTCGAAATGCTCATGGAATAATGCTGGGGGTCATGCTTTTTTAACTGCTGGAACAACTGCTGAGTTGATTAATTGTACTTTGCAAGTTGCTAACGCTTCAGCAAATTGTATTTATTCAGCAACAGCAAAAACAGTTAAGTATATTAGAAGCACATTCAAAGGTGCAACAACACCTGTTAATGCCAATATTACACAAGGGCAAACAAATACAGAAGATAATCAAGGTAATATTTTAATATAAAAATAATAGTAATGAAAAAGTTAAGTAGTTATAGAGTAGATTCAGTTCAAGATTTAATTGTGATTGAATATGTAGATAATATTGGTAAAGTGAAAACAATCATTAAACCAATTGTTGATGTTTTGGAAAAAGCAAGTATGAAGACTAAAGTGCAACAATACTTAAACGATGATGCTTTAGTACCATTATCAAAAGATACTGTTAGGTTCATTAAAGTAGAAAATGGTGCATTTGCTATTTCAGGAGAAACGCTTCCTTTAAAGTTACAAATCATAAACGATTTATCCGTGGAAAATAAAGCTATCTACGATGCGTTTGATGCTTTTATTACTTCTTATACAGGTCAACCTATTACATCTTTAAATTCTAAATTAGGAACAGGTGAAGTAGACATTAATGGTGAAGTTTATAATTCAGAGTCAACCCCTAGTTACGATGAGTTATATACAGCTTCTAATTTAACAATGCGTAATGCTACATTAATGGGTATTACTATTTTTAATGACTAATATAACAATGAACTTACAAACAGGAGATATATTACACTGTAGAGGCAAAAGGCTATTAAGTAGATTAATAGCCTTTGCTACTAATTCAGAATTTACACATACAGCTATTGTAAAAGTAGAAGAAGGAAGTGTATTCATAGCTGAAATGCAGAAGAACGGGTGCGAGTTTAAAACATATGAAAACTGGCAGAAAGTTTACGACTATAAGTATGTAGCAACTAGATCAAATATATCGATAGACAATCTATCTATCAGGATATATAAGAAACTAGGATACGCTAGATATGATTTCGCATTACTTGCTTTAAGATACCCAGTTAAGTTATTAAAATCATTGATATTTAATAAAGAGTTCTCTATAAATAGAAAAAAGAATGAAGAGATGAGAATGACTTGTTCTGAATTTGTAGCATATTGTTATGGATGGAGCGAGTCTCAGAATTATTCACCTAAAGATGTTTATAACAGATGTATAAAAGAAGGACATATTATCTTATAATATTTACTTTATTGTTATCCTGCTCTACACAACGTAGAGCAGTTTGGCATATAAATAGAGCGATCAAACTAGACTCAACTCTGCTTGAAGCAAAACCTGACACCATAACTATCATTCAGAAGGAGCAATCTAATGATACTTTAATAAAAGATAGTATTGAAGTAGACAATGATAGATTATATATCCGAGTAGATAGAGAAGGAGATTTCATTAATCTTAAATGGAAGTTGAAAGAACAACGTTTCGACACAATCTATCACACTCATTTGTTTGACACAATTCCAATATTTAATACCAGACAGGATAAACGTCTTAAAGCTAGAACTGAGAGAACAATAATCAGACAGAAAGGCAAGACTGAAAGAGTATATATCGCCAAAACTAAAGAAAAAAAGAACAATTGGCTAACTATATTTTTTATAGGATTTTTTATCGGTTTCATTATTAGATATTTAGTTAGAATTTTAATTAAGAAATATTTTGCTAACTTTATGCTATGATAAAAGACATCATATATGACACTTTAAAGAAAGATGGAAAATGGAGTAGAACATCCTTAACGATGTTTACAGCTTGGGTTATTGCTTGCTGGTTAGCTATTTCTGACTACCTCTTTAACGGTTTCAAGTATGAAGTATTTATTACATTTGTAGGAGTAGCATTAGGCTCTAAATTAACAGATTCAATCGGAACAAGGATATCTAAAAAGCAATGATAGAGGAAATATTATCAGCAACAAAAAAATATGGAGCAACAGGCGTACTAGCTTGTTGGTTATGGGTTACATCTACAAAAGTATCAGACCTTGAAGATAAACTTATAAATTGTTATGAAGACCAAGCAAGAATTACTCAGGTAGATATGCATAGAAACTTCCCTACAAATCATCCATTAGTTGCTGTACTACCTGATAGTATCACAATTAAAAGAGAAGACGTATAGTCTATATAAAAAAAAATAGTTATGTTTGCATAAATTCAATTTAATTATGTCAAACAAACTTACGCAAGAAGAGTTAGATAGATTCGTAGAAACGAGAAAAAACTACTTCGATTTAAAAGATCAGTTAGCTGATATTACAATCAGTGAGGAAAGAATCAAGCAACAAAAATCTAAAGCATTATTCGACATCGAGTTAGCTTATCAGTCATTAACAGAAATCCATAAAGAAATACAAGATAAGTATGGAGATGGAAAAGTAAATCTACAGACAGGTGAAGTTAATTCGTAAGCTATCAGTAGGTCCTGATTACAAAAACTCTATGCATTTTGTCGTAGGACAAGATGTACTTGACAAATCGTACTCAATAAGCTATATTAAAGAATCTACAGAAGGTTATGAGATATGGATTAAAAAAGAGAACGAGATAATCTTATGGAAGTTTTTCAACAGAACAGTCCCAGTTGTATTGGAATTTAATATAGATTTTTAATGAAATCCCCAAATTACTTTATAATTAAGCCTCTCAATGATGCAAGATATGATAATGTACGTAAGTATGGTGATAATGATTTTATAATTAGTTCTTCAACAGAGGACCATAGAATTGTTAACAGATATGCAGTCGTACATGATATTCCAATTAATTATAATGGAGCTATCAAGCCTGGAGATACGATAATCGTTCATCACAACATATTCAGAATTACATACGGATACGATGGTAAACCGAAGAACAGTTGGTCTTTCTATAAGGACAATATATTCTTAATAAACCTAGACCAAATATTCTGTCATAAGAGCGATACGTCTGAATGGAAATCAATCTTTCCTTATGTGTTTATTAAGCCTTCTGACGAACAATTATACGGAACGGTTAAATATGTACCAGAAGAGAAGATAAACGTCTCTGTAGGCGATGAAATTACATTCCGACCTGAGATGGAGTATCAGTTCCAAATAGAAGATGAGAAGTTATACAGAATGAGATACACTGATTTATGTCTGAAGATCTAAAGTTAAAGAAACAGAGATTACTGAAGGCTGCTGAGAAAGGAGTGGATGAACTTATAAAGGTACTTGAAGAACCTATTATAACGAATGCAGAAGAAGACCTATCAGCAGATAAACTCAAGAATGCAGCTTCAGCAAAGAAGTTAGCCTTCCTAGACGCTATTGAGATGCTTCAAAAGATACAACAAGAAAGAGACGCTGACAGTGCTGAAACTATTCAGACAGTTCAAATAGGTAAACAAGGATTCGCAGAAGGAAGAGCAAAAGGAAGTGGAAGATAAATACGCACTATATACAGTATGTAATGGACTTATTAATCCTAACGCTAGAGCGTCTAAGAATAAATATAAGTCGTGGAAATACGGATATGATCCAGAATATGATATTGTAGTTATATCTAAAGATGGAACTATCGGAGATATATATGATATTAACGGTCTGAAAATCGCTCTACCATCTACTCCATCTAAGATTATTAGAGGAGCAAATAGATGGCAAGCAGCAGACTACCCTAAAGAACTACAGAAAATAAAGACAGTATTCGATTGGAATAGGAAAGATAATGCTTTTAAATCAAAGTATGTAGAGTTTATTGAAACAGAATTTGACAGACGAGAGGAAGGTCATTGGTTCATTAACAATGGTAAAGCTACCTATGTAACAGGAACACACTATATGTATCTCCAATGGTCTAAGATTGATATCGGTCTGCCTGACTTTCGTGAATCCAATAGAGTATTCTTTATATTCTGGGAAGCTTGTAAGGCTGACAATCGTTCATTCGGTATGTGCTACCTAAAGAACAGACGTTCTGGATTCTCATTTATGTCATCTGCTGAAGCGTCAAACATCGGAACGCTTGCAAAAGATTCAAGATTAGGTATCTGTTCAAAGACAGGTAATGATGCCAAGAAGATGTTTACCGATAAAGTAGTTCCAATTGTTAATAACTACCCATTTTTCTTCCAACCTGTAAGGGATGGTATGACTAATCCAAAAACAGAACTTGCATTTAGAGTACCTGCTAGTAAGATTACTCGTAAGAATATGGACGAGGAGCATGAAGAGGATATCGATGGACTAGATACATCTATTGACTGGAAGAATACAGATGACAACTCATATGATGGGGAGAAATTATTATTCTTAGTTGAGGATGAGGCAGCTAAGTTAGAGCGACCTAACAACATTAAGAACGGTTGGAGGGTACGTAAAACTTGTCTTCGTTTAGGTTCTAAGATTATTGGTAAATGTATGATGGGATCAACATCTAACTCTTTATCTAAAGGTGGACAGAACTACAAAGATATGTATTATGATTCAGATCCAAGAAAGCGTTCTGCCAATGGACAAACCAAAAGTGGGTTATATGCATTGTTCATACCAATGGAGTGGAACTTTGAAGGGTATATCGATGAGTACGGATTCCCTGTATTTGAAGATCCAAAAAAACCTGTAGTTGGTATAGATGGAGAGATGATTAATATTGGAGTAATTACCTATTGGAATAACGAGGTAGCTTCACTAAAGTCTGACTCAGATGCTTTAAATGAGTTCTATCGTCAGTTCCCTAGAACAGAGTCTCATGCATTTAGAGATGAGTCTAAGGAGTCTTTATTCAACTTGACAAAGATATACCAACAGATAGATTATAATGATTCATTGGTAAAAGACCAGATACTAACAAGAGGTTCATTTCATTGGAAAAATGGTGTACAAGATTCTGAGGTAATATGGACTCCTGACAAGAATGGTCGTTTCTTAGTGTCATGGATACCTAATACTAATCTTAGGAATAGATATGTAATTAAGAACGGAAGAAAATACCCTGGTAACGATCATGTAGGAGCATTCGGATGCGATCCATATGATATCTCAGGGACAGTAGGAGGTGGTGGTTCAAATGGAGCATTGCATGGCAAGACTGCATTTACTATGGAAAAAGCTCCATCAAATGAATTTTTCTTAGAGTACATAGCTAGACCTCAGACAGCAGAGATATTTTTCGAGGAGGTATTAATGGCTTGTGTATTTTACGGTATGCCGATACTTGCTGAGAATAATAAGGCTCGTTTGCTTTACCATTTCAAGAACAGAGGATATAGAGGTTATTCTATGAATAGACCTGACAAACATATGTCTAAGCTATCTAAGACAGAGATAGAGCTTGGAGGAATACCTAACTCATCTGAGGACGTTAAACAAGCGCACGCATCAGCTATCGAATCATATATAGAAGAATATGTAGGAGTAGATACAGAAGGAACATATAGAAGTACAGATGAAATGGGATCAATGTATTTCACAAAGACATTAGAAGATTGGGCTAAGTTTGATATAAACAATCGTACAAAACATGATGCCTCTATATCTTCAGGTCTAGCAATTATGGCTACTCGCAAGTTTTCATTGACCAAAGATTCTGAAAAGTCAAAAATAAATGTTAAATTTGCTACTTATAAAAACAATGGTAATATCAGTGAATTAAGATAGATAATGGATAAACCATCAATACAAATAAAAAATATTGCATTCCCAAACCAAATGGCATCGGATGCAGAAAAAGAAAGTTCTGAGTACGGTCTAAAAGTAGGTCATGCAATTCAAGGTGAGTGGTTTCGCAGAGTCGGTAATGATAGTTGTAAATACTATTCTCAATATGGAGAATTTCATAGACTCAGACTATATTCACGTGGAGAACAATCTATCTCTAAGTACAAATCTGAGTTGTCATATAATGGCGATTTATCATATATTAACTTAGATTGGACTCCTGTTCCAATTATACCTAAATTCGTAGATATACTTGTTAACGGTATCCAGGACAGATTATATGCCGTTAAGGTAGAATCTCAAGATGTAATGTCAGCAGAAAAGAAAAACCTATTTCAAGATATGGTTGAAGCTGATATGGTCGCTAAAGATTTCTTAGTACAAACAAAAGAACAGTTCGGTATAGACGCATTTAACGTACCTCAGAATGAGATACCTGAAACATCTGAAGAATTGTCTTTATATATGCAGTTGAAATACAAGCCATCTATAGAGATAGCTGAAGAGATTGCATTGAATACGATATTGAATCAAAACGATTATAATGATACTATCAAACCAATGGTTGATAAAGATATCGCTGCAATTGGTATTGGAGCAGTTAAGCATGAATTTAATCCTGCATCTGGATTAGAAATTAGTTATGTTGATCCTGCATCACTTGTATATAGTTATACAGAAAAGAAAGATTTCTCTGACTGTTATTATTTCGGAGAAGTAAAACAATTACACATTACTGAGTTACTTAAAATTGATCCAACTTTAACAGAAGAAGATATTAACGCTATATCTCAAACTGCTGGAGCTTGGTATAATCACTTCCCAATTGTTAAGTCGTTTAATGACGATACATTGAGAGGTGAGATGGTTTCATTGTTATTCTTCAACTACAAGACTTCTAAGCGTTTTGCATACAAACGTAAATTCTTAAAGAACGGTGGAGAGAGAATTATAAAGAAATCGGATACATTCCGTCCTATTATCGGAGAGGATGATAATTTTGGAATGGTTGAATCTATTAAGGATGTATGGTATGAAGGAGTATTGGTTCTAGGTAGCAATAAATTACTTAAATGGAACTTACTTAAAAATATGGTTAGACCAAATGCTGCTACTCAGAAAGCATTACCTAATTATGTAGTATGCGCTCCAAATATGTATAACGGTGTTATTGAGTCTATTGTTAGACGTATGATTCCATTTGCAGACCAAATTCAATTAACTCACTTGAAATTACAGCAGGTAATGTCGAGAGTTGTTCCTGATGGTGTATTTATCGATGCTGACGGACTTAATGAAGTTGACTTAGGTAATGGAGCAGCGTATAATCCAGAAGAAGCATTAAAGCTATATTTCCAAACAGGTTCGGTTGTAGGTAGAAGCAACACAATGGAAGGTGAATTTAATAACGCTCGTATTCCAATTCAAGAGTTAGCTACAAACAGCGGTCAGTCTAAAATGCAGGCATTAATAGGAGTTTACAACTACAATCTAAATATGATTAGAGATGTAACTGGATTGAATGAGGCTAGAGATGGTTCAATGCCTAATTCAGATGCATTGGTCGGTGTACAGAAATTAGCTGCTTTAAATAGTAATATCGCTACAAGACATATTTTAGAAGGTGGATTATTAATCACTAAGAGATTAGCTAACTGTATTTCTTTACGTATAGCTGACATTCTTAAATACGCAGACTTCAGGGAAGAGTTCGCTATGCAGATTGGTAATTACAATCTAGCTATCTTAGATGATATTAAAGACCTATACTTACATTCGTTCGGTATATTTATAGAATTAGAGCCTGATGAAGAAGAACGTCAACAAACTGAGGCTAACATTCAGATGGCATTAAGCAGAGATCAGATTGACTTAGAGGATGCAATTGATATCCGTACAATCAAGAATCTTAAACTAGCGAACGAGATGCTTAAAGTTAAGAGACGTAAGAAAATGGAGGCAGCTCAGAAGTCTCAAGAAATGCAAATGCAAATGCAAATGCAATCTAATATGCAATCTCAACAAGCTGCCGCTGAAGCCAAACAACAACAAATTCAGATGGAAGCTCAGTCTAAAATTGCTATCATCAATGCTCAATCTCAGTCTGATATGCAGAAATTAGACATGGAAGTTGAGAAGAAAAAAGAATTGATGTCTGTCGAGTTCGAGTACAATATGCAGTTGAAAGGAATAGAGACTGATAACCTGAAAAGCAGAGAGAAAGCTAAGGAAGACGCTAAGGATGAACGAGTTAAGAAACAAGCTACAGCTCAATCTAAATTGATTGAACAACGTCAGAACAATCTTCCTCCTGTGGATTTTGAGAGTAGCGGTAATGATGCATTAGGTGATTTTAACCTAGAAGCCTTTGAGCCAAGATAATCGCAAAATTCAATTAAAAATTTATTATTAAATTTGTAACAATTAAAATTCAAATATAATGGAAGAAGAACAACAACAAGAATGGGTTGTTAGGGCGGTTGACTTTGAAGAGAAGTCTCCAGCTGAAATTGAGAGAGAGGTAGTTCAAAAGTATGATGAGCAACCAGAGACTCCAGAAGAAACACCAGAAGATGTTGTACAAGAAGAAGTACAAGAAGAAATAGTAAGTAACGAATTAGACGATAATACCGTTCTTTCACATATTAAAAACAAGTACGGAAGAGAAGTAAACTCTTTGGAAGATTTATTTAAGGAGCAACAAGCACCTGAAGAATTACCTGAAGATGTATCTACTTATCTAAAGTACAAAAAAGAAACAGGTCGTTCTTTCGAGGACTTTATTAAATTGAATAAAGATTTCGATAAAGAAGAACCAAACAAATTGTTGGCTGAATATCTAAAAGAAAAGAATCCATACTTAGATGATGAGGACATTAAGTTCAAATTAGAAGAGTATCAGTTCGATGAAGACTTAGATACAGAAAAAGAAATTAGAGCTAAAAAGTTAGCTTTAAAAGAAGACCTTTCTAAAGCAAAGGAATATTTTAATAATCTTAAAGAACAATATAAAGTTCCTCTTGAGTCAAGAGATTCTTTCGTTCCGCAAGAGGAAAAAGAAGAATACAATGCTTTTAAAGAGTATAAAAAAACAGTTACAAGTCAGACTGAATTACAACAGCGTCAGTCAGAAGTATTTGTTGAGAAGACAAGTAATCTATTCTCTGATAAGTTCGAGGGCTTCGGATTTAATTTAGATGAGAATAACAAAGTTACTTACAAACCATCAGATGCTTCGACATTGAAAGAAAAACAAAGTAATCTAGGAGAGTTCATTAAAGGATTCTTAGATGACAATGGTTTCTTGAAAGATGCTGAGGAATTTCATAAAGCTATTGCTGTAGCTAGAGAGCCTGAAAAGTTTGCTAAGTTTTTCTATGAAAAAGGAAAAGCAGATCAAGCGGTAGAATTAGAGAAAGATAGTAAGAATATCGACATGGTAAGAAACTCTCATACATCTATAAATACAGATGGTCCGAAAATTAGAGCATTAGATGACAGTGTTGGAACTGGATTAAGATTTAAAAAACGTTAAAAACTAAAAACAAAACAAAATGGCTGGAGCATTAGCAACATCACCAGGAGTAGGGATTACTCCAAGTTCAGTAAAGGCAGCGTTGCCAACTAACTACATCAAGAACTTTGATTTCTTGAACCAATACTTACCTGACACTTACGAGCAAGAGTTCGAGCGTTATGGTGAAAGATCTATCTCTTCTTTCTTACGTAACGTAGGAGCTGAGTCTGCATCTGCATCTGATTTAATCAAATGGACAGAGCAAGGTCGTTTACATACAAAATATACAGGAGTTAATGCTGATTCAGCTATCACTACTGATACTGCATTGTTTTCTATCGCAGGTGCTACAAGTTGTGTATTCCGTAAAAACCAAACAGTTTTCTTATCTTCTGAGTCTACAACTGCTTCTGCAAAAGCAATTATCTCTGGAGTTGGTACAGCTGACGGTTTAGTTGATGCTCAACAATTCCAAGTTAAATTTTACGAAGCTGCTGGTTCTCCATTCGCTTTAAATGAAGCAGTAACTGCATTCGTTTATGGTTCTGAGTTCTCTAAAGGAACAAATGGTATGTCAGGTTCAGTTGAGTCTGAAACTAACTTCTTTGAGGTTAAACCAATCGTTATCAAAGACAAATATGTTGTTTCTGGTTCTGATATGGCTCAAATCGGATGGGTAGAAGTACAAGGAGATAATGGTACAGGTTACTTATGGTACTTGAAATCAGCTCATGATACTCGTGTTCGTTTTGACGATTACTTAGAAATGATGATGGTTGAACACATAGAAGCTGAAAACGGTTCTGCTGCTGAGGCTTATTTATCAACTAACACAGGTGGTGGAAATGCTGGAACAGAAGGTTTATTTGCTGCTGTTGAATCAAGAGGTAATGTTTACTCTGGAGGTAATCCAAGTACATTGGCAGATTTTGACACTATTGTTGCTCGTTTAGACAAACAAGGTGCTATCGCTGAGAACGCATTATTCGTAAACAGAG